ACGCCAGTGCCCACTGCCACGCCGTCCTGTCCTAACGGACTGGTCCTCGTCAACGGGCAGTGTATCCCGAGGCCACAGGCGACCCGCACCGCCATCGCCGCAACCCAGACCGCTGTAGCAGGTCCGTAGGAGGATGGATGAGCGGCATCGAGTTCAGCGCGGGAGAGATCGCGACCATGGCAGCCCTGCTGGGTGCGCTGACGGGAGCGATCTCCTTCCTGTTCAAGGCGCTCATCAACTCGAAGGACAACGTGATCCACGAGCTACTCGACGAGCGCAACTACTGGCGGGACATGGCTCTCGCACGGATCGAGCCCAACCCGCCACAACACAAACAGGAGCCACCACAATACCAACAACACCCAAACCCGCAGCCGCCACCGACGCAGCAGTACGGGCGACCCTTCGGTACGTAACTCGACTGCGTATTGATGCGACTGCGAGATACCCCCTAAAATTTACCATGGGGACACTCTTGTGACGCTGTTAGTACCCCCCGAGGCCAGTGCACCGCACGGCTATGGGAGCGACGCGGACTACGATCCGTTTCCCGACGAGCTCAAACCAGCGTCCGAGCTGGTAGCCGCAACCGGCTTGAACATCGTCATCTTCGGCCAGCCAGGGTGCGGCAAGACGACGCTGATCGGAACCGCTACAGAACACCCTCAGGGTCGTGACGTCGTGATCGCCGACTTCGACAACGGTCTGAAGTCGCTCCGTGACCGTGCCGACATCCGAGGATGGCCGATGAACAGCTTCGACGAGGCCGTCAAGCTGTACTCGTACCTGACGACAAAGCGGCACCCATTCCGCACCATCGGACTCGACTCGCTGTCAGAAGCGTATCGGATCCAGATGACTGACGTGCTGCGTAACCCACAGCGGAAGAACACCCGACTCTCGCCCGACCAGAACGATTATGGGGAGGCGAACGAAGGGATCATCCGCATGGCCCGTGCGTTCAAGGACTTGGCGATCACGCACGGGTACAACATCGTTATGACCGCCCACCAGAGGGAGGATCAGGACGCGACGACAGGAGCCGTGCTCATCCGACCATCGTTGACCCCCGGTGCACTCCTCGGGGTCGTAGGCGCAGTCGACGCACTCGGCTACTTGCGCATCAAGAACGGGCAACGTGAGCTCCTCCTGCAGGAGCAGGGGAACATCCTCGCCAAGTACCGGCAACCACGTTCCGGACCGCAGCTCCCGCTGGTGATCCAGAACCCGTCGCTCGGTCCTATCATCGCACACCTGCGAGGCGAGTACGTCCCCGAGATCGCAGAAGCCCCACGAGCTGATCCACAAGAGATCGCAGAAGCAGCCAAAAGCTAGGAGCCAAACCAATGCCTATCCAGCTGGATTTCTCGAACGTCGAGTCACGTACGTTCTTCGATCAGGTCCCCGGTGGCCAGTACCGCTGCAACATCTTCGACGTCGAGATGCGAAAGACCGGTCCGGACTCGAAGGTCCCCGGTAGCAACATGATCGTCCTCGTCCTCGCATGCAGCGAGGATCGTGAGGTCGATGGGATCTCGAACGGTATGTCCACCCGCGGATCCATCAAGGGTCAGCGGTTCTGGGCGAACTACCCCATCATGCCGGAGTCGATGTGGAAGCTCCAAGAGCTCCTCGTCCGACTGGGTTGGCCTGCTGACGCAGTGACCGGCAAGTCGATCGAGATCGAGCCGAACGAGCTCAAGGGTCGGGAGGTGCTGATCGCCGTCGAGGCAACGACGTGGCGTGGCAAGCCGTCGAACAACGTGACCGACGTGTACGGTGCACAGATGGCCGAGCGCCTGAAGGCACCTGCTACGCAGCAGGCCGCAGCGACGGGATCTCGCTTCTAACCACCATGTACATCGTCGGCATCGACCCCGGTCGCACAAACGGCGTGTGCATCCTTCGCGTCGAGGGAAACGTCGTGACCGTGCATGCCAGCTACGAGACCACGGACGTACAGACAGTTGCTGCGGAGCTGGAGAACTGGGCCGAGTTCGACCGACAAACAACCGTCGTCATCGAGGACTTCGTCGGGAGCGGTATGCGATCCGCCGACCACGTGTGGACGATGAAGGCCGTCGGGTTTTTCCAGTTGCTGTCGATCCGACTTGGCCTGCAGACTCGGCTCAACCCACCCCAAGCTAGGTACGCGTTCATCACGGAGGCTGAAACGCTTGGGTTGACCAGCCACAGGAAAGCCGCCGGAGCCCATGCACTGTCATGGGCTCGTTCGACATGGAGAGTAGAACGCGCGCATGTCAACACCGATGCGCCTTGAGTCGATCCCGATGCCGATTGCATGGGACGACGTCATCCAATACGCACGGGCAGCGGAGGGTCAGATCGGCAAGGCCGGCTACTTCCGCTTGCTCGTCCAGCGAGACCTGATCCGGAAAGGACTGCTGCACCCAGACGGCACCATTCGCCCAAGGGAGGAATGGCATAGTGCGCTCGCAGCTGCTAGCTGAGTTCCACATCGATGCAGCGCACCTGATCGACAACCACCCCGGTAAGTGCAAACGGTTGCACGGCCACACGTACAAGATCGAGGTACTGGTCGATGGAGAGGTCGACCCCAAGACCGGTATGGTCCTCGACTTCGGCTTCATCAAGGAGGATTTCAGAACGGCCATCGACTTGGTGGCTGACCATCAGTTCCTGAACGAGGTCTACCCGGACATGCTGACCACCGCGGAGAACCTCGCAGTGCGGTGGCTTACCGACCTGCGGGTGCTGAACCAAGCGTATGTCGGTATCCGAGTCTGGGAAGGACGCGGGAACTCCGCCACAGCAACCGCCGACGAAGTGGGTGCTGGAGTTCCCCGAGCAGCAGCAATGTCCGATCTGTCGCGGATGGACAAGTGACCGTCACCCCGTTTGCGACGGGTGCGGACTACGGTTCCACCCTCAATGCGGGTCGCGCCACAGGGACGGGGAGTACTGCTTCCAGTGCCGTGGACAGGTTGGCTTGCTCGAATGACGGTGAGCGCGGACTGTTCCGAACCATACAGGGAGAGGGACCCAGCCTAGGCCGACAGGCATTGTTCCTGCGGTTAGCCGGTTGCAACCTCCACTGTTCGTGGTGTGATACACCCTATACGTGGGACTGGAGCCAGTACAGTCCCCGCAAGGAGGTAACGCTCCACCCTGTGACATCCCTCGCGGCGGTCATCCATGAGCTCGACCCAGAGCTGCTCGTAGTCACAGGGGGTGAGCCGCTGCTCCAGCAACGGAGCTTGCGAACCCTGTTCACCCTATTGGACACAGCCAGTCCCCTACCTCGGATCGAGGTCGAGACGAACGGCACAGTCATGCCGATCGGCGTCGACTACTACGTCACCCAGTTCAACGTTTCGCCCAAGCTGCAGCACGCAGGGAACCCGCCACTCACCCTCGACCAACAGAAGGCGCTCCAGTGGTTTGCGGTCCAAGCCGCACTCCGAAAGGTCGTGTTCAAGTTCGTCGTGCAGCAGCTCAGTGACCTCGACGAGGTCGAACAGTTCCGGAAGGCGTACGGCATCAGACCGTATGCCATCTGGATCATGCCCGAGGGTACAACAGCCGAGGGCATCGCAGCTACCGCGCACAACATCGCAACGGAGGTTGTAGACCGCGGATGGAATCTGACGACACGTCTCCACGTACAGTTGTGGGGAGCACGCCGGGGGGTCTAGATGGCTACCTCGGTGACCTGCTCGTCGCACTGGGCGTTGAAGACCCAGAGGCGCTATCGAACACGCCACGGAGGTGGGCCAGTTGGCTCTCCTCCTTCGGCAACCACAAACGCCTAACCCCAACAGCGATCCTGCGACCCATCTTCCCGATCGAGAACGGGGAGCTGGTGCTGGTGAAGGACATCCTGTACACCGCCATGTGCCTTCACCATGCGCTGCCGTTCAGAGGCAAGGCAGCCGTAGGGTACATCCCTGACGATGGGGTCGTGGGACTGAGCAAGCTTCCGCGACTGGTTCAGTTCTACGCCGACAACTTCACCCTGCAGGAGATCATCACCTCACGGGTGGCAGATGCCATCCAAGAGGTCCTGCACCCGAAAGGGGCGATGGTGGTCCTGTACGCCAGCGAGCATCAGTGCATGTCTGTCCGAGGAATCAAGGACACGCATGCCCGAACGGTCACGAGTGCGGTGCGAGGGGTGTTCCGCACGAACGACGCTGGCTGCAAGGACGAGTTCCTCCAGCTCATCCGACTTTGAGGACCGCACACACTGTGAGACTGGCACACATCTGCCCACCGGGGCTACTCACGGACGTAATCGACGACGAGGAGGACTACCACCTCGTCCTGACCGGACTGGTACTGAGGAACGAGCAGTACCGGTCGTTCTACGCCGAGCGATCCCATCGGGGTGACTTGGTCATCCTCGACAACGACGCGTACGAGAACACCGGCAAGTCGACCCCCATCGAGGAGTTGGTTTCGGCGATCTCGTACATCGACCCCACGGTAGCCGTGTTACCGGACCTGAGGGGTGCGTCGTGGGACTACAACTTCAAGCTGGCGGAGGCAGCAGCACTGATGCTCTCCGCAGCATACCCCACCCTGCAACTCATGGGGGTAGCGCACGGCGCTACTCTCGAACGCTACCTCGCCTCCGCACTCATGCTCGCTAGCCTACCGGGCGTGAGTTGGATCGGTGTGTACGAGGAGACGTGGGACGACTTCAGGATCCCACGACAGGACATGGTCCGGCTCCTCTCTCCCATCAACGCGAAGATCCACCTGCTAGGCTTGACCGAAGACATGCGGGATGTGAAGGACGCCTTCGTACGGCAACGCGTCGAGGGTTCGGACTCCTGCAAGCTGATCCGATGGGGACTACATGGCTCGAACATCCGACCAACCGATTCCTTTGTCCCAGAGTACCCCGGCCGCGGCACCGACTACTTCGATCGCGGTCCCGACGATCCTGACTGGGTCGCATATCACTCGTGCGTGCGAGGCAATATCCGGCGATGGCGAGAACACCTTCGGACGGTTGACGAGCCACTTCGCCTCGTTGATGACGGTAGCCCTGCAGCGTGACCGGCGGGGTACGGAGTGGCGTAACGAGGACATGCTGCGCTTGCTGAAGCGAGCTCGCCAGAACCTCGACGAGCTGGAGATCGCCGTCAAGTACGGCATCGACGTAGACGAGAAGGCTGCCGACGCAGCTAACTCTGTCCTGTTCGTCTGGGACGTATGGTATCGGAGGCTCACGTGAGCTGCGCACTGTTCGGAGTGATCGTCGACGGGGATGCTGCCAGCGTGCAGTTCCCCATGACGGTGACGTGGGACAAGTCGAAGGACCGTGGCCGTGACGGATGGGGCATCCTCGTCAACCGACACGACCAGATCACGAAGGTCACCAGCTACGACGAGCACCAAGACCTCCCAACGATCCAGAAGGGAGACGTCTGGCTGGGGAACCGGAGAGCGGAACCCACCACGGAGTGGATCCGAGAGAAGGGTGCTGACACACAGCAGCCATACTGGTGCAAGAACGGGTGGGCGTACGTCCACAACGGGACCATCAGCAACGACCGCGAGATCGCCAACGCTCAGGAGGTCGAGATCGGTGACCGCTGGGTCGACTCGATGGCCATCGGCGTCCTGCTCGAGCGGTACGACTTCGAGGAGGCCATCAGCGGGCTACAGGGATCGTTCGCGATCCTCGCCCACCACGTGAGCCAGCCGAACGTGTTCTTCTACGCCGTCAACTACAAGCCACTGTACGTGTGGCGACCGGGTGACCGAGCGTACGGACGGACGATTATCGTTGCGTCCCAGAAGCGCTACTTCCCGTACCGTGAGCTGGATCTGTCCGTCGCACACCCTGTGCCAATCCCACAGTACACGTGGGGGACGATCAGCCACCGAGAGATTTCGATCAACGCCCTGTACCCTGTCCCACCACGCCGTCGCGTCTTGGTCGTGTGCAGTGGAGGACTCGACTCCACCGTGGTAGCGACGTACCACGTACGCAAGGGAGACGACGTCCGACTCCTCCACTTCACTCACGGTGCCAAGGCAACTAATCGCGAGGTCGACGCCGTTCAGTCCGTCGCAGTAAAGCTCGGTGTGTCGTGCGAGGTCGTACAGACAGGGTTCTGGGTCAACCACGCCCAGTCGACGCTCACCGACCCGAATGGTTCCATCAACCACGCACGTGGCGGAGTAACAGGCGCAGAGTTCGGACATGAGTGGACACCCGCACGGAACACGGTGTTCATCTCGCTGGCACTCGCCTACGCCGAGGCACACGGGTACGACGTCATCGCACTCGGGACGAACCTCGAGGAGTCCGGAGGTGGGTATCCGGATAACGAGCAGGAGTTCATCAACCGCTGGGTCGACCTTGTCCCGTACGCCATGAGACCGTACCACAAGATCGAGTTCTCGCAACCCGTGGGCACATACATGAAGCATGAAATTGTGCGCCTCGGGTTGGAGCTCCGTGCACCCCTCGAGGTGACGTGGTCGTGTTACGAGAACGGCGATGCCCACTGCGGAAGCTGCGGACCATGTTTCATGCGGCGAACCGCCTTCGAGATGTGTGGAGCGGAGGACCCCGTCTTTGCCTACGCCCGCTGAACGTGACCGTGAGTACCAGCGCCGGTACCGACAGCGACATCCCGAGGTAGAGTACGCGGCACTTCGCCGCTGGGAGCAGCGCTACCCAGAGAAGGTCGCCCAGAACAACAGACGTCGGTACGCTCGTCAGCGAGACGCGTTCGACGAGGACGTTCGGATCGAAGTACTGCGTGAGCGTCAGGCGGGATTATGCAGCCTGTGCGGACTGTTCGTCAGCCCTGCAGAGGAATCAATCGATCACGTCATCCCACTGTCGAGGGGAGGCAGACACACGTACGAGAACACGAGCCTAGCTCACGGTCTGTGCAACTCGCAGAAGGGTAGTCGTCTGGCTATTGATGCGACCGTGCCTTGCCCCGTAGAATAGACCATGGGGGATGACATTGCGTCCGTACCAACCCACGCCGAGCTCCTCGGACTGACCGACTGCGCACATTGTCCGCTCTACAACAACGGCGGGGGACCTGTCTTCGGACACGGTCCCCCAAGGGCAGACCTCGTTGCCGTAGGCGAAGCCCCCGGCTGGAACGAAGTCGAAGAGGGACGACCGTTTGCGGGTAGGTCCGGCAAGCTCATGGACCTGACGCTAGCGGACTGTGGTATGGACCGTTCGAACGTGTTCGTAACGAACGTCACCCTGTGTCGTCCACCACCCACGGCAGATGGAAAGGATACCCCGCCACCACCCGCTGCCATCCGTGCGTGCTCGAAACGGTTGCACAGAGAGGTTGTGTCGCGGTCACCGAGGGTCGTATTGGCCTACGGCGCTACTGCGGCACAGACGCTTCTCGGTACCAGCCAGAACATCGGGGAGTTGGTTGATGCAACACATTGGAACGACTCGTTCGGAACGATCGTCCTACCTACGTACCACCCAGCGGCGGTCCTCCACGGAGCGGAGGGCTACTACGAGGACATCTACGCCACCACGCAGCGAGCCATTGGCTTTGCCACCGGGAGCATACCGCTTCCTGAGCGCACACCTCGAGTCCGATGGAAGGAGGTGCACGATCCAGCTCGAGCATTCAAATGGCTCCGGTGGCTGGGTAACCATTACGACGAGCTGGTCATTGACCTCGAGACCGACTACACCAGTCACATTCGAGGCAATTGGCTCGAGGCGGGTATTGGACCTCGTAATGCCGACTGGTGCGTAACCTTCGACGCTGAGGCGATCGTCGGTGACGCAGAGGACCTGCTGAAGCGGATGATGGACCACCCCGAGCTGACATGGTGGGCTCACAACGAGTCGTTCGAGGCTCGTCAGCTCATGTGGCACCTCGGAACCCGCTTCCGGAACCTACGCGACACGATGGCGTACGCGTTGGGTACCACTGAGCGGCTGGAGGCCGTGTCGCTGAAGCGGCAGGCACGCAAGTGGCGGAACGCTCCCCTGTACGAGCAGGAGCTGTGGAAGCATGGCTGGAAGCCACCCACGGAGCGTCCCATGTCCACCGTCCCCAGAGCCGTACGCCACAAGTACCTCGCTCACGACGTCGTGTTCACAGGTCAGCTCCCTGACGTCCTGATCCCCCTGTGCGAGAAGGAGGGAACCCGACGGGTAGTCGAGGAGCTGCTGATGCCAGCGCAGGAGTGCTTCGCCGACCTCGAGCTCCGAGGGGTGAAGATCGACACCGACTTGGCACGACGAATCGAAACGGAGTGGGCTCCGTTCGTCGAGACGAGTCGATCACGCCTGCAGGAGTACGCGAAGGACGTTGGGTTCGACGCCCGTGACGTCGTCAAGGACTCACGCGACGGTCTCCTCAACCCGAACTCGTTCCCGCAGAAGCACCACCTCGCGTTCAACATCCTGAAGCTCCCGAAGCACCAAGGTCGGAAGTCCACCGACAAGGACTGGAAGTGGCACGTCCGCTCCACGCTTGGGAATCACCCGCTGGTCGACATGCTGGACGACTGGGATATGGTCACCCACATGCTCAACCACTACGTGAAGGGGATCGGGACGAAGCACGTCTGGGCAGACGGTTGCGTCCACCCCAGTATCCTGCTCGGTGGTACCGTGACCGGTCGGCTAGCGATCCACGAGCCACCGCTGCAGACCATCCCGCGTGAGGAGCTGTTCGAGGAGAACCCGACCGAGGCTGGCAAGTTCGAGTCGATCAAGCGGCTGTTCATCCCGCACCCAGCCTCCATGGTCGTCAAGTTCCCGTTCGTCGGTCACCTCTACGATCCCGACGACGAGTGGGTGTGGATCGACGCCGACTACTCGAACCTCGAGCTTCACGTCGCCCATCACTACACCGGTGACCGCGGACTGGGTGAGGCCCTCGCAGCTGGAGGCGACTTCCACCGGCAGG